ATTCACCTTCCGTCAGTTCAACAACCTTGGATTCACCTAATGAACCGATAAGTGATTTGTACAGATCTCCTGTACCACACAGCTTACCTTGTTTATGTTTATATAAAGCACGTTCAAGTAATTCTGTTAACTTATCCATAATCTACTCCTTAAAAGTTGTAGTCATAAAAACGAACAGGTTTATTTTCTAATAGATGACGTTGGCCGTACTTATTGAACCAACCTTTCTTTGCTTTACTATATCGAATACGTGTAACCACAGCATCGGCAATAGATTCGTAAGAATAAGATTGTTTGTTGTTATTAGTAGTATGTCCGAAGAATCCACCAACAACTGTTTCACATTTAAAATTGGGATCCAATGTTGCTTTCATTGGACGAACCTCTAAAGTAAGATCAGAAATAACCTTAGTAATTTCATAAGGACTAACATCAGAGTAACCGTAATAGTTTGCATATTTAAAATCAATCATTTATGTGTTTCCCATTTAGTTTATCAATTTATAGTACTATTATACCATAGTTTCTTTATGATGTCAATAGTTATTTGGGATTATTTACAGTATTCGTTGATTATTTTGCTAATTCTACCTGATTTCATAAATTTATGAAAGGCTTTAAATGCTTTTGTCATGTTGTCTCCTATATTGCGGTGGTTCTAATGCAACAATTGTGTTACAATTCTGTTACATATAAAATATATATACAGATAGGAGACAGTATTCATGAAAGTTATACTTCTCTTAATGTTGGCAGGATACCGTGGTTACCTTCATGTGATGGAGCAACCCATCCTTCAGGTTTCATTAGATCAGGTAACCCAAGCGGGTTGGGTCTTCCTTCTTTAATACCTACTTCTTTTGCCATGTTTGCTTTGAGAACTGCGTCCCAAGCTTTATAAGGATCGACTCCGAAGGCATCAAGAGTACCGATTGCCACTACACAAAGGTCAACTAAACCATCAACGATTTCTTCGGAGTCGATATCTTTTTGAGCAGTTCTTGTTTCATCAAGTTCTTCTTGTAGGAAGTTAACTCTGAATTCCAAGAACGCTTTCAACTTTTCTATATCTGAGTTTGCTACCCAGCTATGTGTTCTGTATTTTGACTGCATGTCAACAATATCTTTTACCCAATCTTTACTCATAATAATTCTCTCAATTCATTAAATCCACCAATTGCTTTACCATCCATTGTAATCTGTGGAAAGGTTCTTGCAGTTGGGAACTGAGTAAAGAACTCTTCTTGCGAAAAGTCCTCACCCATTGATTTATACACAAAGTCTAATTTCTTTGATTCACAAAGCTGTTTAGCCATGTTACAATAGGAACAATTAGTCTTTCCATATATTTCTATCATACGAGTTTCAAACCACCAGACCCAGGTAGGATTAAACCAGTAGTTGCTTCAATTACTTGCTTCTTCAACTCATCCATTGGTTCTACTGTAAACATTACGTGAGATTCGCCAATAACAACTGGTTCACGAGTTGCATAAGGTACGAATGGAACCATTCCAATTTTACCTTCACCAGCTGGGACTAATAGGATCGCATCAGTCAAAGTATAGAATCCTTTATCATAGGCTACTTTTGCTACAACCTCTTCGCCGGTTGATAGTCTTACAATTTGTATATCACTCATATTAAATTTCCTGTTAATTTGTTATTGTGTCTATTATAACACAGTTTAGGTTAGATGTCAATAGGTTTAACTGAAAAAGTCATCGAGGGTATTAACCTTCTCTGCTGACCATCCAACCGCATCGAGTATTGACTGTATAGGACTAAGGAATACTTTATCAAACTGAAGTTCAGTATCAACATAATCATGTAGTCCAAGTTGTTTTGGTAAAAGGCCAGGAACCGATATTACGTTCTCACGAATAGGATTAGGTACCTTTAAATATAATAGCTTGACTTTGTCTCCACCTTGTATCATTGGAAACTTCTTGCCAAGACCTTTCTCTTTAATGAAGTGGTTATACATCAAGGAACCACGAACATGCATTGGACAACCTTTTTTGTATAAGGATCCTTTTACTTGGTACTTCTTGAGTTCATTAACACCAGAAGTCTTAGCGATTGCCATAGGATCTAAGGTTTTGAACTCTTCCTTAAAATCTCCAATAAACGCTTGAGTTGTTTCTTCATCTTCATTCATAATGATTTCAAAACATTTCTTGAGTTTAGAACGACAGATCTCAGGAGTGGAAGATCTTACTGATTCTAATCCTGTTACCGATATCTTAGGAGTATCGTAGTGAACACCTTCTGAGTTCAATGTATTTAGTATGTAACGTTTCTTAGCAACAAAGATTGCTCTGTTAGTAATCTTTTCACGTTTCATTACCATTGCATTACGATAAGTACCAAGATCAGCAGCAAGCTTTTCGTAACCATCTTCAATGATCTGTTCAATTTTGGTTGAACATACACGATCAAGAAACTCTTCACCTTTATCTTTATCAATATCAGTCGTACCAAATACTTCTTTAATCATAGGACCAAAGTCAACATAGATTGAGTCAGTATCAATATAAACGATATAATCATGGCCTGTTGTACCAAGAACTCTGTTTAGGTAATTATTCACTGATTGCTCAGCGCAACGAATAGCCAACTGACCACTTGTTGTAATCGCCTCTGCCATTTCATTAATATAGTATAAGAAATATACGTTAGCAGTAGCACCATACAAACTGTTCATGGCAATCTTAATTGACATTTGCGAGTTATGCAATTGATTAATCTCACGTTTAAGCCTTATGAGCTCTCGTGGATCTTTCTCGACCTCAAACTGTTGTTCAGCAAGGATCATCTGCTTTTTAATCACGGAACGGTTATTATAGTATTCATCAATGATTTCAGGAATAATTCCTAACTTCTTATTAGAAAAGCAAACACCATTAGCAGCAACAGAGACTCCGTTACGTTCATTCTGATATTCACCTTTGAGTACCATGTCCTGAGTTACATACTCTCGATCATCTGGCATATATGTTTCTGGTGACATATTAAATTGTAACATCAAGTGAGGATATAGTGAGTTAAGATCGAAAGAAACAACCCAAGGATGCATTCCAACTTTAGGATCTTTAACATAACCACCAACAAGATCAGCAGCTCTCATTCCTGGACCACCTTTCAGTGGAGGAACAATTTTATCTTTCATCAGTTTACGATATATGGTTGATTCCCAAATACCTACTGTACCAAATGCATCATTATAGTTTACACCACCATCATAGGCAACTGTACATACCAATGCAAGTAATCCTGTTTCTTCTTCAAGACGAGCAATCAGTTGAGTATCTTTTAAATTATAGTCAAGATACAATTGAGGATTCTCTTCCCACAATCCAGTTAGCGAACCATATTCAGAGTAATCAATTTTCTTTTCACCAAGGACGGCATAAGCAATATGATCTAACTTGTATGATTCTTGAGGACCGTACTTATAACCAAACTTCTTGAAACAATCCATGTAATCAATAACAGCAACACCCATAATACGATAGGTCGAGGCAACTTTACCAAAGATCTCTCGAGAGGATTGTTTAATTGATTTGTGTGGAGATAAACGCTTTGCGGTTTCTTCACCAAGGAGTGACCTAATACGAGTAACGATATATTGTATGTCAAAGTATTCAACGTTCCAACCTGTAACAATATCAGGATAGTCAGTTGTCCACAGTTTCATAAAGTATTGAAGTAAAGCACGTTCACCATCAATACCATCAAACAATACGAACTCAATCTTGTCTTGAGGAATATCAGTAACAGTTTTTGTCTTGTCATAATCTTTACGACCAAGTACATAATATACATCGTCTCGAGAACTATGATAAGCAATAGATGTAATCGGTTTATCAGCAGTGTCCATATTTGGATAACCATCGCTGATGTCTACCTCAATATCAAACGATACGATATTTACCTTACTTACGTCATATGTAATCTTGCCTGGGTATTCTTCTTGAATAAACTGAGTAACGTAATTCGTAGAACCAAACGTCTTCATACCGTGAACACCTTTGTATTCTTCGATGAAGTCCTTTGCTTCTCTCATATCACCAAACTTATGAGGAGATACGGGCAGCGAACTATCTAAAGAACGATAACCTTCTCCACCAGCTTTAGGTGTATTAATATATAGAGTTGGCTGAAATGGTACACGATATGAAAAACGTTTGCCGTTTTCGTAACCGCGATGTAGAATGTTGTTTCCGTATCTTTCAACGGATGTATAGAATTTAGTCAATGCCATAGTGCCTTTTTATATTTGAACAACCATTATATACTAGTTGAAGGTGAATGTCAATGGTTATTGTACTAACTCCGAGAAGTTCTTGATTTTCTCGAACTTGAGGTTGTTCTCAAACTTTTCAGCGAACTGATCTCCACGATGTGATATGACAAAGATATTATCATCGTTGTTCAAACCATGTAGTGTTTCAATCAAACTCTCAATACCAACTCCATCCAATGCACCATCCAACGTTTCGTCAAGTATCAATAGATTCGTTGATACGGAGGATCGTAATTTAGCAACAGATCTCCAAGCCAACATGATTGATAACGTGATACGAAGCTTCTCACCTTCTGAGAACGATGCGTAGGTAAACTTGTCTCTGAACCTTGAACGAATTACTTCATCAAAGTTTTCATCGAGTTGAAAGTCAACGAACAGATCAAAAGCAGCAAGATACTTGTTGATGAGTTTATTAATTACTGGAATGTACTGAGAAATAATCTTTGCTTTAATACCACCGTCTCTCAATATCAATTGAACAATGTTAAGTACTTCGTGTTCATCGAGAAGTTTAGTACGAACCGTAGTAAGATTATCAATTGCTTTCTGTAAGGCAATAAGTTTAGATGTATCAACTTCTTCTACTTCTTTCTTTGCGTTTTCAAGATCCTTTTTATAACTCATCAACGCATTCTTTGCCATTTTGATTTCAGCACGAGTTTCAGAGATCTTAAAGTTAACTGACTGAATCTGTTCTTCTATCTTTGAAATTGAATTAAGGCGTTTGGTATGAGTCTCAATTGTTTCAGTAAGACTAACTAATCCATTCTCGATTTCATCTTTCTTTTGATTCTTTTCGAGTATTTGAGATTCTTTAAAGTCGTGAGCAATACCTTGCTTACAAGTAGGACAATCATCGTTGTGTTCATAAAAGGATAGTTCTTTCTCAAACGCTTTACGATTTCTTTCGAGTTCAGCTCGCTGCTCTTGTGCGGTAGTATACTTTGCCTTTTCAGCAGGCTTATCAGAAATATCATCATATAGAACTTTCATGATTTCGTCTTGTGCATCAATCGTTGTGTTCTTTATTTCAATAGAATCAATATGACCAGACATCTTGTCTTTGATCTTATCAACTTCGATAGACTTTAGATTTCGTATTGCTGCATCGCTGTCTTCTTGTGATACGATTTTACTATCAACGATTTCTATATTATATTTGTTATCATTAATATCAGTCTTGATACTCGACATACGTTCTTTTGCCAACGTACCCATTACACTGAATACCTGAATGTCTAATAAGTCTTCAATAATCTCACGACGTTGATATGCTCTCAATTCCATAAAAGGAATATAAGTAGCGGAACCAAGTACAACGATTTGATTAAAAGCTTTGAAGTTAATACCTAGAATAGATTCTTCGAGGAATCCTTGATAGTCTCGAATAGATGCGTCTTTATTAATCATAGCACCATTCTTCCATATCTCAAAGAGATTAGGTTTGATACCACGATTAATTTTATACTTATCACCACCTGCAGAGAAATACAATTCTACAATCAGTTCTTTATTATTAATCGAGTTAACTAACTGAGCTTTATTAATATTACGAAAAGGTCGACCGTATAGACCAAAAACAATTGCATCAAGTAAAGTACTTTTGCCTGAACCATTAGATCCTGCGATTAATGTACTAGGAACTAAATTTAGATCTACTGTCGTAAATACATTTCCTGTTGATAGTATGTTTTTATATTTTACTTTCTCAAAATTGATTCTCATTATAAACTCATTGCCTCATGATATAAATCGTCCAATACAGTTTTTACTTTGCCTTTATCAATTGTAGTCTCAAGACCATCAATGTATTGTGATAATATTTCTGTCGTATCTTTTGTTTCATCAAGTATCTCATCAACACCTTCTGCATCCAAATTCAGGTGGTCATCTACTGCTCTAACATCTACTGCTCCGCATTCAGACATGCGACCCATAAACATATCATAAAGATACGCGTTGGTTCTATTTTGTACAATTACTTTAACAAACTTATCACGATATTGATCTACGTCATAATTAGCAACATCATCAACTGTCCATGTTTCATCATCATAGAATACTTTATAGAATACTCGATTAGGATTCTCGATTTTAATTATCTCACGAGTCTCGGTATCAAATACATGGAAACCTCGACTACCTTTATAATCAGACCATGTCATTTCATATGGAGATCCAAGGTACTCAACATTGCCATATCTTGAAGGATGGTGGAAATGACCAGAGAACGCAGATTCAAAATTCTTAAACACGTTCATATCAATACCATGCGTACATAACGCACCTTTCATCATCTCGAAACCTTTTACTTCAAGGTGACCCATCAATATAGTAGCATCAGTGTTTCTAACGACTTCAAGATTCTTTTCACCGTTCTCTTTGTTGAGCCACGGAAGCATAAGGAATTTTGTAGATCCTATTTCTAACTCAGTAGCGTCATCCTCATATAAAGTAAACTGAGGATACTCTTGAGTTAATAGATTCATACTATTGATTTCGTTAGTACTTGCGTAATAAGTATCGTGATTACCAATAAGACAATGGAAATCTATATTACGTTTTACTAAATTATCAAACAGGAATGACTTACCTGCGGACAAAGTAGCATAGTTGATATATTTTCGACGATCAAAAGTATCTCCAAGATCGAACACAGTAGTGATACCATGTTCATCTAAATACGGAAAGAATTCTTCTTCAAAAAACTTTCGTTGTACTTCATGAAATACTTTTGAATCGCCTCTAACACCGATGTGGATATCGGTAACGATTGCGATCTTCATATTACTCCTGGGTAACAGCTTGAGCGGTTTTAGCGTTATCTATCGCTGCTTGAGCATCCGCCATCATTGCTGTCAATTGGTTTCTTTGTTTTGAGACTTTGCCTTTCTTTGTCTTTGCTCGTTCCCATTTAAGTCGTGATACTTTATCCTTGAATACAACGCCATATAGGTGATCATATTCATGTAGGAAACATCTTGCGGTATAACCCTCAAATCTACCTTCTTGTGGTTTACCTTCTTCATCGTACCACTTTGCTTCAACCATATTAGGTCTTGGCATTTTAACGAACATGTCTGGGTAACTTAAACAACCTTCAACATCAAGTTCGGTTTCTTCAGATACAGAGAGGACTTCAGGATTCACGAACATCATACAGTTCTCTTTGCTTTCTCCAATAATAAACAATTTATAGTCAATACCAACTTGTCCTGCAGATAGTCCTAAACCTCTTTTGGAGACCATAAGCTCTACCATTTGATCCTTTGTTTCTTTTAGATCAACTTGCGGATTTTCAATATCAATATCATTCAACTCCTTACTCAGAATTGGATCTGACGCTTTCACTAGTTCCATAATTTACTTCTCGTCTTGTTCTTGCTGTTCTTGTTGTTTCGCTTTATTCTTTTCTTTCGCCAGCCTGTTCTTAGTTTCAAAGTCATCAATGAATTCACTGATATAGTCAGGCAGTACGCTGCCAACCATGGTTCCTGTGGAATCATCAAAGGTTTCTGAATCAAACATCTGTCTCTGGGAAGCTTTGAATTTAATATACATTTGCTTCTTCTCTTTAGAGATTCGACGTAGGAATGCATACCAAATGATTTGAGTAAAATAAGCAAACGGATTTTGAGATTTCTCTGGATTGAAGTTATGTATATATTGTAGACAATTCTCAATACCATCTGAGATCATCTCTTCCTTATACATATATCCACTAAAGTTTGGGCGTGTTGCCAATCTTTGAGCAATCATCATAATACACTTACCGATATAATCGGGGACTTGTGGTTTCTTATCACCACCTTCTTCTGCCTCTGCTACACTTTCCCTGTAGGCTATTAGTGCCGCAAGTAGGTCTTTATTGTTTACATAGTTCCTTTTCTTAGCCATAACGAATAGACTCCTGTTTTTAATAATATAGTAATTATATCACAATTTGTTCTTGATGTCAATGGTTAATCAATGTATTTGAGTTTAATTTCACAAATATGAAAATAAATGAAAATAACTATTGACATTTGGTTCAACTCCTTGTATAATAAGTATATCTGCTTTAAAACAATAATAGTTTAAATATCAACAGTAAAGATCTTGAACGGAAATTCTTCCGTTGAGTAAATTTCAATTCTAGATTTAAAATGTTTTAATGTATAGTTTTCGTAACTACCTATAGACAAATCATCAGCAATATCATACAAGACTGCTTTCTGGGAGTCTTCAGCTTTACGTAAACTCCGACCAATTGATTGTAATACTTTAATCTCAGATTTTGAAGATGAAGCAAAGATTACGTTATCAAGCCTTTTAATGTTAACACCAGTACTAAAAACTCCATAGGATGCGAGTATATCATGTTTCTTATCAGGGTCGTTCTCAACCAAATGTCGTATGCGTTCACGTTCTTCTCCTTTTGTTGCACCATATATAAAATGTAATACTCTACCTTCTTTATGAAGCATAGGTTCGAGTATCTTACCATGTTTTTCCACAAGATCAAATAATATTAAATTGTTCTGTCCTTTTAAGGAATGTACAAGATTCTTAATAAAATTATTTCTACCTGTATGATTCACAATGAATTCACGTTCAGCCGGCCATTTCTTAACAGGTTCTTTAACTTGTCCCATCGCCTTTTTAAATGCTGCCTTCGCTTCATTGCTATGATTCAATACAATCGCTTTAACTTCAAAGTCAGCAACCGTACCTTCATCCATTAATTTCTTTGTAGATACAATTCGTTTCACTTCTCCAAAACAACCTTCAAGTACTAACCTATGAGTTTTACTTTCTGCCGATTTGAGAGTACCTGTAAACCCGTGACGATATTCACAGTGTTCAAGTTTGTGCATAATTGTAGTTAATGACTTTGCTTGGAAGGTATGAGCTTCATCACCCATGACACAACCAAATTGACCAAACCAATCCTTATCTTGTTTGACTAAAGATTGCCATGTAGATATTACTATCGGTGCTTTCGTATTCTTATCAACACCACCTTGTATTTTATATATGTCAGATTCATCACAACCATAATCAACAAAGTCACCACACATTTGATGTACTAATGAAATGGTTGGAACAATAATAAGTGTTCGTAATCCAAGTCCTTGGTAGTAATGTTGCTGAATCAAATAAATGATTAAAGACTTACCAGATGATGTCGGTGATAGAGATAAAGATCTACGGTTACGCAAAGCGTTGCTGATATATTCGATTTGGTAGTCTCGTGGTTTAAACTTGCAGTTAATCTCTTCCGCCAATTCCTCAATATATCCATCTTCGATGTTCTCCGGTTCGCCAATCTGTTTAGGTGCTTCTAGAATATAATCACGCTCATCGCAAAACTTCTTTAGGTGTGGATACAAACCAACATACAATACAGGACGCATTGGTTGAAACAGCCGAATCGTTCCATCCCACACTCTTGCTTTATATTTTGGACTGAACTGATAACCTTCTGGTTTAAAAGAAAAGAACTCTGATAGTTCAACCTTCAAACCTGCGTCGGCTTTGATTCGCATATAGACCGAATCAATATATTCTATTTCTATCTTGTCACTCATAATTGCTCTTTAAGCCAACAGGCCTCTTCCTTTCCAACTCTGAACGCAAATCCTACAGATTGAAACATACCTTTTGGTACTTGTCTCCATAAGTCTTCAGGTTCCTTTGAATAGTTTTCTTTAGACGTTGCTAATACACAACAGTCGCGTTTTAAAAAGAAATCCCAAAAGTCAGTAAAAGTCCATTCCTTTGAAAACAAAATGTCTGATGTTTCCTTTCTTGAATAGATATGCGAACGATTGATTTTCTTTGGTCTTTTGTATTCATTCTCTTGAATACGTAATGCCGCTGCTTCGGTAATACCAATCACTGGCCAACCATGTTCTTTTAACATACCAGTTAATGCAAGCAGCATTGATTGTTGTACTCTCGGAGGTATTCCTTTGAGTTCTTGAATATGACAGAAGCCATCGTAAATGGTTCTCTTTAATTCTGTTGGAATATCTTCGCAGTATGGATTCATTTTTTAAACCACTTGGGTATGTATACAAATAATAGGACAGATAACCAAAAGATAAGAAGTGGTAAAGTAAACTTTGCCCAGGAATCTGGTACTAAGTAATAACCATAAGCAATTAATACAATCCATAATGTATCTGCTATACTATGAGTTACTTTCCAATATCGACCAAGGTATGCAATTAACGATTCTCTCTTTGCAGCAAACCAAGGATGTACGTGTCGCATGATTACGAATCCTTCATTAAGAAACATTAATATAAATCCAATCCAAAAATATATCATAATTTAATTGCCAATAGTAATAGTATCGCTATTAGCAATACATTAGTGAAAAATATTCCGACGGCTAATATCGTGTGATACCAAATCCATCTTGTCTTATATGCGTTTTCAATTGTTAGTTCTTCAGGGTCAACATCATCTTTCATCATATCTATCACAAGCGTTTCCTGTTGCTGAACTTCAGGCTTCCGCCAAAATTTTGTTAACCAATCCATTAATATTCTCCAGACTGAAACTTAAGTATGTCAATCATGTTCTTAACAATAAAGTTCCTACTGTGTATTGTTTTAATTATATCTTCGAGGTAGTTTGCATTTGCAGTATGAAAATCAATTGTAAGACTAAGTTTGATAACCTCTTTGTCTGCCTGAATGTATTTGTCCAAATCATTACGAATTACTTTTAAACGAAATGGCTTCCATCCTTTCTCTCGCAAATCTTCTTCGGCCATAGAACCATCGTAGTAATTACGCTTGTCCATTTCCAATTCTTTATATTCTGCTTTTAGCTTTTTTACTCGCAATACTTCTCGATAGTACATGTTATAGTACTTGCTGTGAAGTAAAGGTATTCTTTTTGATTCACCTACGAGGTTCGTCTCGTCAAGTGGAGAATCAGCAGCCCAGATGGTTGATATATCATTTGTGTCCATAGTCTATCTCAAAAGTTTTATGAAATTAATTGTTATTATAACAAATAACAGACTAAATGTCAATAGCCAATATGGTATTTTGTTCTCCGACTCCACGATGATATACTCGATAGCCTAGGTTAACATACATATCAATAGTTTCATTTACGACTTCTTCTGGTGTTAGGATATTAGTTTCAAACTCAATAGTCTGAGGCCACCAATCACGTTGTCTATTTTCGAGAACAGGAACGAACGATTGTAGGATATAAGAATCACCACCTTCGGTATCTAACTTTAATGTTTTGAGTTGTTCAACATTATGCTGCTCAAGGATATCACCAAGCGGAATCATATCAATGTCTATTGTTTCAACAAACTCTTGAAGATTTCGTATTTTGTGTTGATAGTGATAATCACCAATTGAATTACAACCGCGGATCCAATGTGGAAGGCCGTGTCTTACGATTGTTTCATGAGGGACATAATATACTTTATCTCGACCTGCTATCCCATCAAAAGAAACTGCACAACTTAATTTCTTAACGTTCTTTTTATTTGGAAGGCGATCTAAATAATATTGTATTGGTTCAATAGATAAACCAACATGATCATCGGTTGCGTTTTGTATGTGGGTTTCAAAGTCCGAAGTTCCTACTTCAATAAAATCATAATTCATAATATAGTCTTTCCTTTATAGTTGTTCCATTGTAAAAATATCGTATCGCATTGTGACACTGCAAGTAGCATAGGCAACGTCTTGAGTATTCACATTAAGTTCAACCGATCCTAAAGATGTTGGGAAACAGTCCCTGAATGTAAACTTAACATTTGGATTCTTATGAGAGTTTGTAATCGTTGCGATAATATCAGATTTAAATCCGTATTTTGAAAGGCTCAATGCTTTAGTGGCGTCAGGAGTTCTTGATCCACTAATACCTTCTAACCATTCAAGTATTTCTTTATAGTTATTCATATTCTCATCAAGGATAAATGATAATTCTAAATCGCTGTACTGTAACTTATCATTTATTTCAAACATAGTAGTCAGTGGCGTTTCACGCTCTGTAGGCGTTGCCTGTAAACTTGGGAGTGTCAGGCTCTGAACAAAGAACTCAATATTAGGTATGCGCTGAATACTAATCGTAAAGTTCGAAGGTGATAAGTAGTTGTTAATTATTTCTGCCATCTTAAATCCTATAAATAACTATAATGGTTTATAGTATTTATTTATCTCTTTGGAATTAGTTATGGAAATGAATCAAGATTTTGATTACGCTGGTATGTCGCCCGAAAAAATAAGTTCGATGTGGTACCAAATATACAAGCAATATGATTACGATTGGTGGTATGAAATACAACCGTCCGACGTAGTATTAGATATTGGCACAGGAAATGGAATGTTTGCCAAGAAAGCACTCGACGCTGGTGCAGGTAAAGTTTATATGGTTGAACCAAATCGTAGAATCCTACGTGCAGCCATTCACAATGTTTCAGACCACTTAATTGATATTCCACCTTATAGTCGTGTATATCCTATATGCGCTACTATGGGAAAGGATATTGATTCTTCAAGTATGTATCAGAATCCAACATATAAGGCAGAACCTGAACCACAAGTTTTAAATTTACAAGAACTTATTACAGGATTTGAGATTCCTATTATAGATTACTTGAGAGTTGATACATGGGGTGCAGAATATAATATACTGTCTAAAGAAATGTTATGGCTATTTACAAGTCACGTAAAATTTGCGGCAGTAAGAATTACATTAGGTCAGCGATACAATTCTCATAAAGTATTTGAAAGGTGGAGAGATTCATTCTTATCAGAAGTCAAAGAAAAACTATTATTCAAAGACGAGCGGATGCTTGAGTGGTTATGGGATGATGATTGGAAGGATAAAGTTCCACATACGTTTATGATGTATATTAAGAATTGGTAATAAACAACATAAAGGAACTCCATTGACTAAAGTCTCCTGCTGCTAGGAACTCATCATCATAAGCTTTTGCTCTGTCTTCGTGTTCGAGGAATCGTACCTGAGTTGTATCAAAATCCTTTAGTATACCGTCTCTAAATTTTTGCCATTGACGAACACAACCTGTATAGGCGTTCATATGAAATTCAACTGCAATATGAGTTACGTTATTTCGTAGATAAGGGAAGTTCATTTCTGTAAAGATACCGTACTCACCACCTTCACAGTCAATCTTTAAATAATCAATATGTGGAATATCGTAATCAACCACAAGATCTAAGAATGACATCCTCCTATAACCTGTATGATCTGAAAAGACGTTCTTAAAATGATTTGCAGTTGAACCAATACCAGCTTCAATAGGTAAGACAGGAACCTTTCCATGATCTATAAAATAATCAGAGATATTTCGTATTAGTGTTTTAAGATGTGGTCGAGAAGGCTCAACAGCAATGATACGAGAAGCACTACGGTCCAAAGCGTGGCAAACAAAGAAACCAACACAAGCGCCGATGTCAACAACAACGTCACCTGGCTGAACATCACGCCACCATTGATAGTCTTTCCTATAAAAGAATTCGTGATATAATGTCTGAACATCAGTTAAAGGTAATCCTTCAGTGAGTAAGTTTAAGTTTAAATTTTTCTTGTCCATGATCTACCAGTTATGTATGTTTCCTGCTATAATAACAAAACAAGTAATAAAGTTTACCGACACGATAACAGTTCTAATCATTGCTATCTTGTCGGCTTCTCTATCAGTTGTTCCTTCTTTCTCGCCTATTGCTTTTGCCCAAAGACGCCACATGTTTTTCACTCTGATATTACCGTCACTACAATTCTTAGTGGTGGGTTTTTCTCCATTGCATGTTTTTTAATATACAATGTTGGAATAGCTGCATCTTCAGTATCGTTACTGTACACATGCGTATTCTTTGTTGATTTTGTTAACTGCATTACTACTTCCACAATTTTATCCTCTCATAAGTCATTCTGTATAGTCTTCCAATAAGTCGTCATGTGCATCTCTTCCGACTTTATCTATAAATATTTTAAGCGTTTTGTTATTGTCTTGTAGACTATACCGTACACTTTCATTATAGTAAAAGTAATGAACATAAGCACGACCTGTTTGGTCTATAACCTCAAGCCGATTAATATTGCTCATTGCCTTTAATTCATCTTCGGTATTCATTATAATACCTACGCAAAGTATTTTGAGTTAGGCTTAGGATCCGCGATCGTCTCAATAAGTTCTTCACCTTCAACACGGTCTTCAACTGGAATCATATCCCAATAATCTTCAAGCATGTTTCGTGCATACTTTGCCATCTGCTCGAGTTTAATAACTAAAAGTTCTGCATCAGGAATATCTATAGGTCGAATCATATCACCTATTGTATAACCTTCAAAATGGTTCTCAATCAATTTTTCAAAATCAAAGATTGTTTCAATAGAAGGTTCACATGAGTTTGCACCAATATAAACAGAAACTTCAACGCCTCTCTCGTCTATGTGTGCTGATGTATCAATTTCTAATTGAGTTGTATTACTATTACTCGCCATTTTCATTATCCTCATTATCCCATTTGTTTAATATAATCATTACTACAGCTAAGCAGCCGAGCAATACTAAAAAATCCATTATACGCTTCCTAGGTCATTTTTAAACTGTTCTTGTGGTGTGGTGTTTTCCCACAGGCCTAATGTCTCTTTACAATCAGCAATCTGTTTCTTAAGCTTTACGATTTCTTCTTGTGTAAGGTTTAAGATACTTAATGCGAGTAATCGGTTTGTGTCACCTCCTAGCGCCGATGTCTCTTGCATTATTTGATTGACGACCTGTACCTTTGTGTTATCTTTAAACACGATACGTCCATCAATATTTGCTTGAATGAACTCCATTTTGACATTAAGCCATCGAACCTCTTCCGTATATTCTTTTAGTCTTGCGTAAATTCTCTGCTGCAGTATCCCAAGGCGGTAGTCACAAAAGTCCTTGATAAGTGATCGAGCGTCGGTGTATTCTCTAAGTTTTCCATCAAAATCTATAACAGTGATGTTTTGAGAGAATGGCTTACCTAATTTGAATTTAGCAATAAGCTTGGTATCATTCCATTTAGCAGAAGCTAATTTAAGTTTAACTTCAAAGTGGAAACCGTTCTTATTACATTTATCTTCATAGGATACGATATCACCTTCTTCTTCGAGCTTGTCTAATACCTTAACATAACCTTCTCGGTCAAATCCGTATGGTACTTCAGTAATAGAAACAGCAGTCTTACCTTTCCTTACAAATGTACCATAAGCAATATACTTAGTAGGATCTTCTTTACTCTGTTCAACTGTACCTGTGAACTCAGGAAATTTGATCGCAGGCTTTATAGTAATCTTGCCTTTCTCTAAATACTGAACACATGCTTTCTTTAAATCTTTAGGATTATGCGGTAAGATGTTTGTAGCAAATCCTGTAGCAATACCTTTGGTTCCATTCGCTAACACTAAAGGAAGGATTGGTAAATAGAACGTAGGTGGTTCGTGTTCAGGATCTTCATGTATAGGACTAAGATCAATATCTTTAACATACTTATTGAAGTTATCGTTAACTCTCGAATAAACATAACGAGGAGCACCAGCATCCTGAACTAATCTTGTTCCAAAACTACCACGACCTTCAATAAGACAAATGTTGTTATTCCATTCAGCAGCCATTAACTGTCCTGCACCAGCCGCTGAAGATTCACCATGATTATAACCATAGTCTGATATAATACCTGACACTGCAGATACCTTCTTAAAATCACGTTTACTGTTAATCAACGATGAATACAAATAGAATCTCTGAACAGGCTTTAACCCGTCAATCATATTTGGTATTGCACGTGATTCAACCGTATACATTGCGAATGCTTTCCACTCATTAGCAGCTACCTTAGATATAGGATAGTTATTGCCTTTAAGCTTTTCGGTGAACATTGTCAAATCCATCAATTATTACCTTTATTAATTTATAGTACTATTATACAACAGTTCTTTATGAATGTCAACTGGTTTATGCAAACATGTATTCTTTACGTAAACTAGATTCTTTACCGAACATCATCTGAAATACCGAAGCATCATCAATCGTTACCGTGTCATACATTGGTTTATTAATAATGACATGATATTCATCTTCAGTTAAAGAACCTAGACCTTTAATATATCGATGCTTCCATCCTTCGTTCTTTTTGAACTCTTGTGCATCTTCATAGGTATAGAACCATTTAACAGTCTTATCCTTTGTAGAGATCATAATAGGAGTTCTTGTAATCTGAACACGATTCTCTAATAACAACCGAGGCCAAAATTTGTAGAAGAACGCAATTAGCAGTGGTGATATATGTCCTATACCATCATGGTCAGCATCAGTTAATGTAGCAATATATTTGTATGTCATATTATCTACAGAGTCTGGATCGTTTATATCGAGTCCTAGAACCGCTACTAATTCTGATAGTTCCTTGTTCTTTAATACTTCAGCAGGTTTCATATCCCAGGTATTCATGATGACACCTCGAAGTGGAAACGCACCAACCGTATCAGGATCACGTACCTTTAATAAGAATCCCATTGCAGAATCACCTTCCACAATTTTCAATGTTGCATCATCTTTGTTAGCAGATATATGTTTAGCAACCTTTACCTTACGTAACTTTTTCTGTGCGAGAGTAGCAGCTCTTCTATCGGCCGCTAACTTCTTCGCAAGTTGAGCTTCAATGATTGGGTCAATTATATCAGGAGTATTAAGAATCTTGTTGGCGAGCCACTCAGCATCCCGTACCCTGCATATCTCAAGGTGTTCCTTGATGTTTCCTGTTGGATTAGTTAGACGTTCTTTTGTTTGAGAATCAAATTTAGGATTCACAAAGTTTCGAGCAAACATCACAAAAGTAATACCACTCTTAATCGTAGTCTTTAATACTTCTACTTTATGACGTCTTTTAATTTTGACGGTCAACGAATCAATAATGGAATTCATAAAGTGGTCAACGTATGTACCACCTTGTCTTGTATTCACACCATTAATATAACTGTTAGTTCTGAACCCATCTTCCGAAGGAGCAATGAAGTATGAAAGATTTGTTGTCTTTTCCATAATAGATATGTCAGAAAACATTTCAGTATACTTCTTAAAGTTATTAACCGCGATCTTCTTTTTATTAAAGGAAAACTGAATCTCAGGAAATGCCATCTGCAAACTGATGAGTCGATCTTCTATTAATATAATTGTATCAAGTTGGTCTAATGAGTCAACTTCAAACAACTCAAAGTCAGGAACAAATGATACCTCAGTACCATTCCCAGCTTTCGATCCTGTCTTAACATTCATGGTATCAGCACCGTCTTTACAGTCAAGTTGTATCGACTTTTGATTAGACCATGTTTTACCTGTGAATGTTTTGGATAGGAAGTTGGTTGCAGCAGAGCCAACGCCGTTAGTACCGATTGTCACACGTTCATCATCAAAAGAAGTACCTGCATTAACTTTCGTCCATGCTGCTACAGGTCTTAAGATTTCAGTTTGCATTGCTTCGTCAAAGATCTTGTCTTGAGGAATACCTCGACCATTGTCGGTTACGGTAATCTTGTTGCTATTAATAGATACATCAATCTTGTTAGCAAATTTAAAGTTTGTGCGGATTGCTTCATCAATTGAGTTGTCGAGAATTTCGTCAACCATTTTTGATAGTGCAGGAACATACGTGGTCTTCTTCCATTCGCCAAGGATAAATCTTTCGATGTCCTCTTTAGAACTTGAACCCATATACATGCCGATCCTTTCTCGAACGTGCTGTCGAGCTGTTAGGATTCTGAACTGTTCGTTTTGTTTAGCCAAATCATTATTCTCCATATCAACCACCATTATACCATAGTTCGTAGTTGATGTCAATAGTTAATTTAGAAGGATTGCTCCATTCCTCATTTCAGATACCATTATACAACAGTTCTTTATGAATGTCAATAGTTATTTTCTACCACCTTCAGTTATCTATATATTGTATAAGGAGTGTTGATCTGAAATTAATTTCATAAAACCATTGACAGATACCCAAACTCCTTGTATAATAGATCTATCAGATTTAAACAATAAAGTAAGGAGTATACGAATGGGATTAACAAATGAACAAATAACATTGCTTGCGAAGCAATCCACCGTAGGTGGTAAACAAAGGTGGACTGAGTCTCAAATTAGAGACATGGTAGGAGCTCCATCAATTGAAGAAGATCAATTGTGCGGTTGTGGAGACGATATCAATATCTGTCCTGACGCATACGAACATATGACCTGTGGAGTCTAATATTCATTCTGGTTATATGGTTATTCCTTTTTGTTCTATACAAACTATGAATTGTTGTTGACATTCTTTATGATTCCATATATAATAGTACTATAAATTGATAAAAGGAATCAAACATGTCAAATACAGTATGGGATCAGGTATCTACTACAATCATCAATAAAGATGGTGAAAAAGAACATGTTATCATAATAAAATGCAAATAATGGTTGACATTAGTGTTCAACTATGGTATAATGGTTGTATAAATTAAAACAATGGGAGTTGTTATGAATTCAGAGAATTACGAAATCAAGCCTAGGTCAAACTGGGTATCAACAAGTCTTCAAGGCTATATCACTGCAAGTTATGCAGATTTGGTAGAAGTCTTCGGAGAACCTCAATCAACAGAAACATCTGGTGATGGCAAGGTCGACATTGAGTGGGAACTTCAAGTAGAAGACCATGACTTCAATTCAATCTCTCCATTAACCATTTATAATTGGAAAGACTATGATGGCGGTACTGCTGCTAAGACTCAGTCTGATTACAGATGGCATATCGGTGGTGAACGTGTAATCGTTGCCTCTTATATTAAAGAATACTTTGATAATATGATGGAGACTGTGTAGATGAAAAAATTAACTTCTTACGAAAAGGTCATGCGTGAATTGACTAAAATGAAGACTCAGTACGACAAGCAAGAAGCTAACAAAGAGGGTCGTGAAATAGCAAAGAATGAACGAGCCGTTGCCAAGCTATCAAAGATGAAAGATTTTTCTTTATATTCAGATGACAAGTTTGATGCTTCTTCTGAGTTAAATCTAAAACCTTCTTATGATGAAGGAGATATGGAAAGCGTTCGGTGGAGCTAATATCCATACTTGTTGCTTTGATTGTCATTCTGACTCTCACCTTGGGATTCATTAAGGCAATCATTGGTTCCATATCATTCATTTGGAACAATGCATTTCTGTTGTTCTTGATGATTGTAATACTGTTTATAACTATTAATTAAGGAATAAATTTTATGATGGTTAATTTCACTGGTCCAAGAGGCGGTAAACTTGACGAAGGTTTGAAGACCTATGCTTATTGTGCAATGAATTCATTCGCAAGGCAATTAGGTATTAACAGGTTAAAGATCTGTTATCAAGTCAACCTTCACCACGGTCTATTCACTGACAACTCCCACGGTAGTGAAGGGTTATGTTTATCGCTGGACCAGAGGAATTTTGAAGTTGATGTTGCATTATATGGAAATTGGTTAGTTACGTTAGCACATGAGATGGTTCATGTTAAACAGTTCGCTCGAGGTGAATTAGATTCAGGCTTAACACGATGGAAATCTCGAAGCCATGCTAATACAGAATATGCAGATCAACCTTGGGAGAAAGAAGCTCGAAAGTTGCAGTACAAATTAGTAGCGAAGTTTATGGAAGAGCTTGGAGAATAGGTTTATCTGATAATGCGCTCTTAGCTCAACTGGATAGAGCAACGCCCTTCTAAGGCGTAGGTTTCAGGTTCAAGTCCTGAAGGGCGTACCAGATATAAATAGCTTTACGGATGGAGAACTGATATGAAGAAAGGAGTACGAATACCACTGAAAGGTGGAGCTGAATACGATGCTTTAACTAAGGCTCGTAAATGGTATTGTTACCTTACTCAATCTGGTGCGGTAAAGAAAATAAAGCGGCAGTATAATAAAAGGTTTAGGCAAAATGGAAAAGATCAAGTTAAATCCGGTTGCGAAGAACTGTAACAAGTTCAATAAACCAGCCACGCACAAAGATCGTAAGAAGGCGGCCGCTCGCGGATACGATAAGTACAAGCGATACATTAAGGAATATTGTTAATGGACATTCAAGATTTTTTTAAGTTATTAGAACACCATGATTGGTACTACAATTATTCTGATGATCATCGAGCCTGGAAGAAAGGACAAGAAGAGAGTCAGCGTATACAATCTATCATTCAAGAAGTACCTTTATACACTACAATGTATTTAGCAATGAGTGATTATATGTTCAAACCTTTAGACGAAAGAAAAGGTTTAGAGAAACCAAAACTGGAAGACTATCTTAATTAATAAGTATGACTGATTTAACACAAGAAATTAAGCAAGAGATTAAAGAACAGTATAAAGATAGTACTATGTCTAAAACTGGTCGTCTTGCGATGGAGCTATCTGCTGAAAAGGCTCGATTAAGAACAGAGATGGCAGAGCTTCAAGTACAAGTAGAAGACTTAACACCAGTTACTCCTGAAGGTACACTTGATAGTTATGTTAAATGGGGAGCAACGATACTTGCGGTGTTTGGAGTATTTACTCAAAGCGCAGGTTTTATTTTTATAGGTAAAATTGCATATGCTTTAAGTTCTATTGCATGGACTTATGTAGGACATTGTTGGAATGACAAAGCAATTATGATTGGCAGTGCAATTACAGGAACTGCGGTTCTATTAAGTTTAACGGAATATATTCAATGAAAGAAGTATTTGTATTTGACGTAGACGGTACTCTAACAGGATCAAGACAACCAATAGATCCTGAGTTCAAAACGTTTATGGCTGAGTTTATAGAATCACATGATGTATACTTAGTTACAGGTTCCGATAGAACAAAGACATACGAACAACTAGGCTTTACTATATACGAGTCTTGTAAGGGAGTATGGCAATGTAACGGTAACGAATTTTGGATTGGTTCTAGTTTACAGAGTAAGAATGACTATACACCAGATGCTGAATTTAAAAAGTTCTTAAGAGGTAAAGTTGCGAATACTCGTTACCCAGTTAAAGCTGGCGGTCATATGGAAGAAAGAGTAGGCATGGTTAACTTTTCTATTGTAGGTCGTGATTGTACGGCAGAACAACGAAAGGAATACTTTGCTTGGGATTCTAAATACCATGAAAGATATTTAATATGTACAGAGATTAACTCTAAGTATCCAAAATTACACGCATCAATGGGTGGAGAGATCAGTATTGATATTTCACCACGTGGTAACAATAAATCTAAAGCACATGAGTTTTTATCTGAAAAGTACGATCACATCCATTTCTTCGGAGATAAGATGTCATACGGTGGTAATGATTATCCACTAGCAATTACAATAGAACTAAGTAAGACAGGAACTACATATCCTGTTGAATCTTACAAACAAACCTGGGAGGTTTTAAAAGAATTATGAAAAAGACATATACATACACGCATGAATTAGATGCCGATAGAACATTAGAAGTTACAGGCAGACCACTAATGGCAGCAGCCGGTGAATTTGACGATCCTAATAGAACATACGTTCTGAGACTTGACCATATCGTTATTGATTTTCCAACTGCTAATATTTTAACGGAAACGGTAATCCCTGAATAATATGATTCGTACATTAAACAAAGGCAAAAAGAAACTCGATTGGTATGTTAAGTGGTCTGCATCTATTCTGGTGTTGATCGCTATTATCGCTCGAGCAGCAGGTCCTGAATTTAGGGACATCGATATGATCGCAGGAACAATCGGTATATGCCTTTGGTTATGGGTATCATTATTATGGGAAGACAGAGCGCTAATACTATTAAATGGTGTTTCGTTATTTGTATTAATCACAGGACTGATAAAACAGTTCGTAATTTAAGCTCGCGGCTGTAGTTCAGCAGGATAGAATATCGGTCTACGAAACCGAAGGTCATAGGTTCGACTCCTATCAGCCGCGCCATCGTAAAAGAAACTATTGACAAGTGATAAGAACTGTGTTATAATAAACAACTCAATACAATAATTAGGAATATATATTATGGAAGTATCTGAAAAAGCAACTTTACTTAACGCACTTAAAGAAGGTGTAGTTACAGTAACATTTAAAAAGATTGGTACGGACGAGATTCGTGTTATGCCTTGTACTATCAATGAGCAAACATTGGTCGATGCTGGTGTTAAACCAATGGTGAAGGATATTGATTTAGATACAGAACACTTCGCGGCTTGGGCAATTGATAAAGAAGCTTGGAGAAGTTTTCGGTTGGACACTGTGGTTGGATGGGCAATAGGTTATGGTAATGTACCAGCAGCATCTTGATTTACAATTCCCGCTTACACAACAACTAGGTCTTGACTTAGAGGTTCCTAAGGATCTACTAAACAATTTGAGGACTCCGTATGCAATAGCGTCAACATATGTATCTAGTGATTTTAATAGTGTTGGAACTATAAGTTCGTATCTTACTGTGAGTAATTCTAACGGATCTGAGACTGCAAGGATAGACGATCAAGGTATCAGTCTTAGAATAGAAAACAAGTCTTGGTTAAAAACTAAGGTTGCTAATTGGTTAGGAGTTAAGTACCTATGAAGTGGCCTGAGAAGCTCGAACATTACGATGGATATCGTATGCAGTTTGATTTTGATAATTATATAGTATCTGTAGTACAATTTACAGGTTCTTATGGATACAAAGGTGGGCTATGGGAAGTAGCCTTTATGGATAGAGAGACTCAAGACTTCTGTGAGCCACCTCTTGATTTTT